TAGTCTCAACAGGATACTTCTTTGAAATTGGGTCAAGAATTTTAGCCAATTTACTAGGTTGCAAGATTTCATAATCTTTACCTACTGAATCAGATATCATTCTGTACTCTTTATCTTGTTTAGTTGGTTTTCTAACAATAGCATACCTACTTGTATCTACTCTAACTTTATCCCCATTTGGATTTTTAGGATTACCATGTTCTAAGAATAATGGCATTTTTTCTAGGTCAGTTAATAAGTCTAATTCTTTAAGACCATCTTTTACTGTTACCTTATCTTTAGCTGAGAATGTTCTAATCGCTGAACGTGACCATGCTCTCTGCCTAGTTGCTAAGTTGTTGCCAAATAAATCTGTATTTTGTGAAGTCATTTTACTCACTCTTTCTATACTTGTTTACTACTAAAAAATAATAGTAGCTACTATTGATAGTACATGAGTAAATAAATTCTGTCAAACCTAGTTAGTTTTAACTAACCAATATTAGCTAGGAATAATACTAGCTAGGATTAAACCAAAATACCTACTATTATAAAATATGAAAAAAATAATAGTAGGTATTCTTATTGGAGTATGTGGTGTACTGACTTCCTGTTACTAATCGTTTCCATCAGTCTCTTACCTTGTCTTATAGAATGTTTATAATCCCATTCCACAGGAATTTAGACCATTCCTATTCCTAGTTTGTTTTATACTCTTGCCACTTTCCTATTCAGAAAGAATCTTGCACCACACTTACAGTATTCAAAGACATCATCATCTTCTTTCCTGTAGTAGTTTCGGCATATGTGTCCTAAGTTATTCCTATTCCTAGTCACGATTGTTGCTCTTCCTATTCTTAATCGTAGCTAGTTTTCTCTTCCTACGTCTTCTGTTCATTCTCTTTGCCATTTTTATACCTATTCGTATGAGTATTCTTTTAGTGTTTCTAACCAATCTAGATAGATTTCTTCCTCTGCATTCTCTCTAAAATACTGAATAAAGCATGACAATGTTTCTTCCCTGTCTTCTTCCTGTCTTAGTATTTCCACCAACTCTTCAAAGTGTGTTTTAAAACTATGACTAAAGGATAGGTTCAAACATCTAGCATTCAAGATTTCTAAATCTAGCTTTCTTCCAAATAATTCATCTTCTTTTACTTGTACTAATGTCTTACTTGTCATGCTAATTTCCCTTTCCTGATTACATGATTAGCTATTCTTCCATGCTTGTTCAAGTGTGACAAAACAACTGTTCGTGCATCATACTTGTTTCCAATTTGTTTCATTGCTTTCTTGAAAGTCATCTCTTCAAAACTGTCTATGACTTTATTGTTCTTATCTAACACTTCAAATTTTTTCATTACTTACTCCTAATCGTAGCTAGTTTTAAGGTTTCTTCCTACCAACTAATTCTACTTTTTTATTATGAACATTTGACACAACTCCCTCTAAACTCTCTTTCAGATAATGATAAGTATGTTGTCTTGCGTCAACCCTATCTGAATGACTTAACCCCAAAGCATATTCTGACATTGCTCTATCCCCATTTGTTTTCTTCTCTTCTTCTCGTGCTTCTTCATGAATCATAAGAGTCTGCTCTACAATCGGAAACTCACACTCTGAAAGGTCATATGGGGAATTATACATTAAATCCCATACTACTCTAAATAATACAAGTAGATGAGCATCTGTAAACATATAAGTAGAACCATGTGTCTTTTTACTATATTTTTGTCTGAATTTATCCATACCTACTTCTAAATAATTTGATACCTTTTCTATGTTTAAAAACAAGTCATCATGAATAGTGCTGTCAGCTTTAGTAACTGTTTGTTTCATAAGAGCTTTTTTGTTAGGTCTTGCCTTGTCGAATACACCTTTTTGGAAATCACTTACATAAACTAATTTTTCAAAAGTGTTTCGAAACTCTCCATTATGATTAGAAGATACTAAGTATTTTATTTCTCTCTTAGAATCAGGAACACTATTTTTAAAAATCGCTAAATTTTCTACATAGTATGGTACTATTTCAGTTGCAAAATTTCCATTTCTTGCTTTTCTTATTTCATACTGTTTCAATGATTTAGCAGAATTTATAACTTCAAATAATTCTCTCATTTCTTCCTGAGTACAGTCATACCATTGCTGTGTCATGATTGTAGCATTTAGAAAAGTCTTTCGCTTTTCATTTGAAAGGTCGGAAAAAAACTCTCCACCTACCTTAAACTCATTTTTCATAAATCCTATTAATGCACCGAGTCTCTGTTGGGCATCAATAAGATACCAAACATCCTTACTTCTAGTATCTAGATGGAACAACCCAATAACATTTTCATACTTAATAACATTACTAATCATTTCAATTATCTTCGGTAATCCCCAAGCATTTTTTGACCTTTGATAATCATCAACTTCAATGTCTTTACGATAGACAATATCATCTACTTTTATTTTTTTATATTTGAATTTCATTATTACTCCTTAATGAATTTTGTTTGTTATTTCTAGTGTACCACATAAAAGTTTTAGTTTCTGTGGCACACTAATCCTAGCTAGTTTTAACTGCTTATTGAAACAAATTGTTCATCTGTGAGAGTCTTAGAACCTCGTCTCATGAATGGTGTCCACACACTTGATGGATACTTACCCTCAATAGCAGATTTCTCGAATGCATCAAGTTGATAGACTGATAAATCTAACTTAACCACTTCTCTCATTAGGTCTTCTCCTGACATATGTCTTATTTTTTCAATTACTGCGTCAGCTATAAAAGTCTCTTTCTCATCTAGAAAGCCAACTCTCATTGAACCATAAACATTATGAAAGATAAAGTTTCTTATATCTGCCACATTAAGTCTTGTACTCGCTAATCTTGTTTCTATATCTAATCTAATATCACTCATCTGTATACTCCTTATTAATTGTTTCTTTATAATCCAAGTCTATCATAGCATTACTTTTTTTGTCGAATGGTGTGATACCATTGAACCTAAACATTCTATCTAAACTATCATATTCTAAACTTGTTAAAGCATCTGAAGTAGTCTTGAATAGTTGTGCTATTCTTTCAATCTCAGAAGCAACTAATATATCTACCTTATCTTCTCTGGTCATTTTTTCTCCTTATCAATCCTTTATCATCAAAATAAAAGTTGGCATGAAAGTGTAATTGCATTCTAGCTAGTTTCTTATCGTAGCTAGGATTATCGTAGTATGGATTATTAATCATTCTATATTCTCTGTTACTCTTTCCCACTTCTGTTTCGTAGCTAGTTTTTTCAAGCTGGGTAAACAAGCCATGTATGTTTCTTCATCATGAAACTTAGCTACTTCCTCTGAAGCATAACCTCTTTCAAAATATACTTTAATCATTCATAACTACTTATATCTGAATTTAATTCTGCTATGTTATACTTTCCATTAGCTACATCTGTGATGATTTCAAGCAATGCTTCTTCTCTGCTATTGAAGAACCCCACATTAAAACCATTCCCTACCCACTCGCTAACCTGTTTAGTAGTTACATTAGTCATCTTCATAACTCCTAATTTTGACTATTAGTTCTCCATCATCATCTAATTTATTTCTATCAAGAATTTCCCCAACTATATGCCACAGTTGGTCTATCTCATCATCAGTTGCTAATGCTGTTATACTTATGTCTTTACTCATTCTCTATCTCCCAACTCCTAAAGGTCTTTGCTAACTCCATCTCCTCGTTGAAATCTTTACCATTTATTTCGCAGTAGTGTTGTAAGTCACATAAGACATCTGCAACTCTATAGTATTCATTCTCTAAATGTTCACTACAACTCTCTCTAAGACCTAATAGTCTTTCAATCTTATCTGCTCTATCTTTATTTGTCTTAATCATTCTTTATTCCTAGCTAGTTTTAATTTCTTCGTGTTCTCCACATACACAATACCAATCTAATTGTTCTTCATCACAAATTATAGGATAGTTTCCACCACATCTAGTGTTATTAATACATTCGACATAGTAATCAACTGAATTAAAACCCAACACTTCACGACATTTTGGACACACTAAACCATCAGGAACTTCTATCCCCTTAACTAATGAAGCAGACTCGTACCCAATATAATCACAATTATCACAGTATCTCTTTATCTGAAATTTATTCATTCTATCTCCTCGCCACAATCCTAGTTAGTTTTAAAGTAATCAAATACTGTTTCAAGATTAAACCATCTTGATTTATCTTCATTGAAAAATACTATTTCATCATCTTGCAGACCTATTGAATCTAATGTCTCTAATTCAAAATCCCCATCCATGTAGTCTGCTTTAAATGGCATCTTGAATCCTAAGTAACTTGTTAGTACATCTGAGATTATGTTTATTATTGTTTGATTTTTTATACTAACTGTCATTCTTTTTGTTCTCCTCATTATAATATTTTGTATACACTTCACTTTTACTAAGGTTATCATAACCTGTTAGGTCAAGTCTAGGTATCCAATTCTTATTAGGATAAATGGTGCAGATAATTGGAATCAAACCAAACACTCTTTCCAAAAGATATAGACATCTCCTTGTCCAACTAATACTTTCTACACTCCCCACAACAATTTCTAGTGTGGACTCTGCACCACGTTTAAGCAGTACAGGATAACTACAGTATATACAATTCTCTCTTTCTGTTAATAAGCCATCAGGTTTACTTTTCCAATCCCAATCATCAGGTTCTGAAATGTGGTCACCACAATCAAATGGAAAAAAGTAATGTGGTTTCATAGTGTTGTCAGTATTGTATGCTTCTTTTAGTATCATCTCCGAAAACTTTTGCTCATCTGCTTCATAATCTTTTAGAGACTTATCAACAAGACAATAGGACTCTGCAAAAAAATTCCCATCGGCTCTACTCTCCTCGCCACTTTCATCTTCCCACTCATCATTGGTGCAAACTGTTCGTATATCAAAGGTTACTAATAACATTTTGTTCTCCTATTCGTAGTTAGTTTTGGAATTGTTTGTAATATTTTTTCTCTTTTGGTTTTTCATGTAAGCAACTAACTTGATAAGATGATTGCTTAACTTTCCACCCATATAAACTATCATTACCACATTCAAGACAAGCACCTTTGAAAGCAAGTCTTTCTTGAATAAAGTATCTTCTAACAGGATTAGACCAACTCTTGTATTTAGTATTTACAGGATTGAATGTACCTGTAAAAAAATCTACAACTGTCTTATGGTTTTCCCTATCCCTTTGACATTGATTATCACAATACTTATTGCCACTCCACTTAGGTGTCATAGTCTTAGCACACCAAACACATTTTATCTTTACTTTCATTTTTAATCCTAGCTAGTTTTAATTTCTTCTATATCAAAAGCATCTAATGGAATTTCATCTTTACTCTCTGCATCACTTTCGGTATACCCAAAGTGACCACATTCTTTACAACCATTGACACAATAATCACAATTTTCTTTATACCAATATTCAATCATTTTCTTCTACCCATTTGCTTTCATCATTTAGGTCTACATTATTTTCAGATAGGAATGTAATCCCATCTTGCTCTGTTTCAAATTCTATGGTCTTACCATTCTCATCTAAAGCATATTGAATACCATTCAGACCTATCACTCCACCCACACAATCTGTTGCAACTACCCATGTTGTCATAATGTTTTATCCTTATCTCTGAACAAAAAGTCTTCTAAACCCTTTATCCTATCTGACAATTCAATTTTTTCTCCTATTAACTTTGCCACTATAGTATCAAGAGTATCCATTCTTTTTCCATCAGCATCCATTTTATTGTCTATTGCTGTGAACCACTCTGCTATGTGATTATTGTTCTTCATTAAGACTTTCATATCTTCTTTTATTTGTAACATTTTCTCCCCATCATCAGCAGTTGGTTTAAAATGTGCTTCATGTTCTTTCAGCTTTTTATCCATATACTCCACTTTCTGTTTGCTCTTTCTTTTAGAATACCACAATTATTTTTCAATATCTTTTTTTCTACTGTTCTTTAGTTTAGAAACATTCGCTAAACCTTTGGTCATAACTGAATCCCTATGGTCTCTAAAATTAGACAGCTTACTTGCTCGTAGTTTTAAATGTTTTAGATTATCGTAGCTAGTATTAATTTGTGACCTAGTAACCTTAATAAGCATACGTTTTCTGTGGTTTACTAAATCCCAATATCCCCAATCTTTTTTTTCATTACTCATCTTTCACACCTATCTTATAACCAATAGGATAAGATGTTTTTGTACCATCTTTAGCATGGAAAGTTACCTGTGGCTCGACTGTCACTTCAAAATCGGAAGCTAGTTTAGATATTGAAATCTTAGCTAGGAAAAACTTAGTTAGCTTGTCTCTGTTCTTTTCAATGAGAGACACTTCTATAGTCTTCTTAAAGTATTTCTCGAACCAATACTTCAATCTGTGAGCATCTAAAAACCATATCTTCTTAGCTAACTTGTTCTCTAAAGAACCTTGTTCGTATTTGTCATCTATCCATTGTATCATTGTCTTTCCTCTGTATTCTAATCCTAGTTTGTTTTATCATCACACCTATTCAGAAGTTACTAAGATAACTTCCCCAAATTTTTCGTAACCACTTTTACTTTGATAGTGTACTTCAACTCTCTGTAACCACTTGTTTACTTCCTCAAAATAATCTTCTTCAGAGTCTTCTACTCTAACATCAAGTGTCTTATCTTCTATCTGTTGCAATTCTTTTATTAATTCTTCTACTGTCATTCTAAATTCTCCAATCTTCCATACAAGGTTATCCCATAATCGTAACCTTGCTTGTAGTGAGAGTCATTCTTACTCTCATCTCTTGTGCCATGTAGTAACCCATCAGCAACTCCATGTTTGAACATCTCTATTCTGATATGATGGTTATAACAATCACTCATTCCTATCTCCTAACTAACTCTGTGATATCTACCATTTATTATCTCGTAGTTATCTACCACATCTTCGCCTAATAAATTCGCGTTTTCATAATCTCCATCTTCAATAGTTAACTCCCCTGTTACTGTTCTGCCACCATCTTCTATCAGAATCTTTCGTGCTTTATCTTCTGATTCAGCAGTAATGATATAAGTGTATTGGCATGGTACTGCAAATATATATTCTTTTATTGGCATTTTTTTTTCCTCTAATCCTAGCTAGTTTTATTTTACCGAATCTTTTTTTCTAAAAGGTTTATTAGTGTATCTTTATTTAACCACGAGTATGGTTTATACATCTTAGCTTGTTTATCAAATACTGCATTAGCTTTCTCATTCGCCACCCAACCATAGATAACCACGTTGTCATCATTTAATTCAACTGTCGGAATAGTAAAAGCATCACATATCCCATAGTATCTATCATTGGATACTCCATCAAATTCTAGTTTGACATTACTTGCTTTAGGATAATCGTAGGAATGTTCACGTAAAAAATCAACCAACTCCTCGACTGTCATGACTACACCTACTGACATAACTTCACTTGGGGTCTCATAAATATCAGCACTAACCTTACTTGGTGTACCACGAAAGATAAATGTTTCTGAAGTATATTTCATATCAGTAACCCAAAAATTTTTATCTCTATACTCTGAACGCAACTGAGTAGAAGCTACTCTAATTGGTAGGTTTATATCTTCTATTAATTCTAACTGCTCTAATAATTTGTTATGCATCTTTAATTTCCTGTTCTGTCCAATATGCAAGTGTATCATAAGTCAATCCATTTTCAGCATTATGGTATTTCTGCATCATTCGTAATATGTTTTTAGCTTGGTCATCAGATAACTTTACATCAGGATGATTCATTTTAGCCATCTCAAAGACATCATCTATTGTCCAAACGTCACAAATATACTCATCATCTTTATACCCATCAGGTTTTCTTTTAGCACAATTCATATCCCACTCCTCTATTCCTAGCTAGTTTTAGTATCTTCTTCATCCCACTCATCTAATTTTTGTAGTAGTGCTTCTGCTAATTCTGTACGACCTACGTAAATGTCATCAGTACCATCTGCCATCTCTTCTTCTTTACTTACTACAGGTTCATTATTTTCTATCTCTTCATTCAACCAATCTCTAAGTCTTTTATTACCACCCTTGTTGAAATAGTTTATTGAATTATCTTCTTTACTCATTTCTTACTCCTTTTCTAGCGTTTCCCTTCTGCTTCTAGTAAATTATGAAACCATATAAGGTCATTCTTTACAGGTTCTTCTTTTTTTATACACTCTAAGTTTTCCTCTAACTCTTCTGCAACTTGTTTTGCTACTGTACTACCTAAATTCTCAAACTTTCCAAGATACAACCAACTTTCTGCCCTCCAATCAATATACTCATACACAATATCTTCTTTGTCATTGTCATTGTATATTGATGCAGAACAACTAGGTTCATCCTCATCGTGTTCGTAATTCCACACATTACCATCAGCACAAGCTACTGCGTGATTGTTGTCAACAGTATCTCCTACGTAGACCATGTCTCCACCACACTCATCACATAACCACTCAAAAGGAACTTCGTAGTCATAGAACTCATCATCACGTGTAATTTTTCTGTTGCCAAGCCATACTGCTTGAATACTTGGATTATCTTTCAATAACCTAACCATACTTTGTGCTTCTTTTTTTCTCATCTCTTTAGCACCTCTTCAAGTCTTTCAGTAACTTGGGTTATTAGTTTCTCTAACTTGTTTGTATATTCTCTTAATGCATTAGTTTCTTCAATCAATGCTTTTACGTTTTCTTTTATTGTCATTTCTTACTCCTATAATCCTAGCTAGTTTTAGTTTATAATTCTTTTGGGAAAGGTACATGAATAGTTATTGGGTCATCAAAACTTTCAAAGTTTATTGAAACACCTTTTGGGTAATAATGTTTTGTTACTTCTTCAATGTCTTCAAGATAATTCTCTAGTTTTATTGTTTCTTCTTCTAGTATGTCCATGTCTACTCCTAACTTTCTACTTAACTAAAGGATAACATGAAAGAAAAATTGATGTCAAATTTTATTTTAGGATGCAAGTACACGTCATCCAAAAGAAAAAAGGTGCTACCATACCACTTGGGGTCAGCGATGCACCTTATATTTGAACCTAGAGCCAAGAATTAGGGGAACTTTTAGTTGTCTTCAGTTATTTCGAATGACTTTCTAAGTCTGATTGTTTCTTTCAAAACATTTTGGGATATATTGAGTAAGTGTTTTTCAACAACTAAAATTCTATAGTTAATATAAACTAGGATTAGAGAGAAGAGTGTGATTACACTAGAGAAAATTATAAGCCACATAGTTAATGGGGATATTTCTTAGACTCATTCGTAGCTAGTTTTTCTAACTCTTCGGTAGCTTCTTCATTTTCTTCATTGATAGTTTTATCTTCTTCGGTATAAGGTACTAAACCCTCTTTCTCCATAATAGATAAGTTATCTATCGATTCTTCAATGTAAGAAAAACGTTGAGATTTCCATTTCTTACTGTCCAACACGACAGCAGTTGGACTTTTAACTTCATATCCAATGTGTTCTTCGACTTCTTCTAGGAGAAGTGTTCTACCGTATCCATCAGGCATCTTCTCATCTATCTCATTTGTTATAAAGCCACTACCTAAAATTTGTACGAACTTTCCTCTTCGATAAAATTCTTTGTAATTCTTTTTAGTTATTTTTGTTATACCTACAATAAGACCTTGTAACTCGACACAGTCTTTAATTGTCTTTGGTGGTTCTATCTGCATTGCTATTCTCCTCTTGGTTATCTATTTTTGGAACTATGTTCTCTAAGTCTAAATCTAAATCTGATGTAATTTTTTCTATGAATTGTCGGTGCTTGAAATCATCTTCTAATAGTAGTTTATATATTTTTCTTATGAGATTATACCCTACTAACTCATCTCCATAAGTTATGAATGACTGACAGCATTCTCTTAGAATAAACAACTCCGACATACTTATCGGCATCTCAGTTGTTCTACTCTGATTCTTTGGGTCAGTAGTAAGTAGAACAGCTAGACCTACTCTAGTAACCATTTCAAGTGAGACAGGTACTGTCGCACTAGCTTTGATTGACCTCGCAGGTATCTGAAAGGATTTATCTTCTTTATCATGCTCTAGTAAAAGAGTCATACTGTCACTTAGGAATAAAGCTTCAGCTCTAGTTAAGGTTAGAACCTTTAAAGAATCTAGTTGTTCTACAAACTCTTGTTCAGATTGAAAATCATCCATTATAGTATTTTTCTCCTACAGGTTTTAAACATCTTCTACATAAATAGATACTACGTTTTCTCCCCTGTTTTGAAGCCCATGCTTCAATTATTGGAACGTCTGTTTTACATCCGAAGATTTTACAGACTATTCTATTTATTATACTCATGTTAGTTATTATTTTGATTCAACCTAAACTCGACTTCTTGCAGTCGCCTATCAATCAGGTCTTGTTGGTCTTTTATTTCTTTTACTAATTCTAGTATCTGTGCATAGGAATCTCTGAACTCATCAGACATACCTAGTAGATACTGCATTACATTCGACATACTGTCTCCTAATCCTAGTTTATATTAACCAATAAACGTCAGTATTATACCTAAAAGAAGTAGACCAAAAAACGCTTTAACAGGGTCTAATATTTTCTATGTTTCTCCTTTCTCCTCTTCAATGTTTATAACGGCTTTAGCAACCCTTACCTTTAAGAGTCACTTAAAGTTAGTTTATAACATTTTTTAAAAAAAGAAAGACCTAACTCCTAAAAGTTAGGTCTTTTTTCTTTCTAAATGCTTACTGAACTGTATGCTTTAGATACTTTGTTACCCCACCAAGTTGGCATTGATGCTTGTAGCATTGCTTTCTTGCCGTAGTGATAATCAATCGCATAAACTTTCTTCCTAGTATCCCCTCGCATATTCTCAAAGAGAGCATATGCTTCTTGAATCTCAGGTTTAAATTCTGCTCTAGCACCTCTCAAATGTAATTGAGTAGGTCTTTTGAGTAGAACTAAGTCTGCATCCATCATAATTTGTATGTCTAATTGTCTAGACTGCTGATGGATAAAGATTAGTAGATGGTCTTTGTGTCTGCATATAGCAATCAACTTCAACCAACCCTTGTTATCTTTACTCATTGCGTCTCTTGAATTAGCTATGAATGATGCTTCATCTAAGATGATGATACTTGGCTTCATTTTATTCACTTGGTTTATAGAGTTTACGAACTGAATCCCACCTTTACCAAAACCTCGCTTCGGAAAATGCTCTCGGACTGTTCTTGGTAATCCTAAAGCTGAAACAGGTTTCTTGGTTTTCTGATGTAGCTTCTGTGCTAAATCCCAACCTAAAGCAGATTTACCTTCTCCTCTGTGACCATTTATTATAATGACCCCTTGTGAATACTTACTCATAATTTTATGCCATGTAATTGAACTTCTTCGTACAGGTTTTGTACGAGACTTACGAACAGGTTTTCTAACCATTGTAATTTCCTTTTTGTCTGCCCAAGATATTCTTGGGCAGTTAGTTTTATACTTATTATTTTTTTGTATTGAAGTTACCACTATTGAATGCTTGTGCTGAACCTAAACTGTGACTTACCATGTCACTATGTGTTTCAGATGAAACATTAGTTAGGTTACAATCTGTTCTTAGATGTTTCCACAAATAGTCAGGTGTAGCTGATATCCAACCAGCTTGTCCATCATTGTGTTCATCATAACAGAAGTAACAAACATAAGGTAACTTTGCAATCTTCTTTACCATGATTGAATCTCTCATTACTAGTTAGTATTATATTCAGTTGTCAATGTGCGTGGTAGAAAAGTTATCGTGGTTCTTATAACAGCTTAAAGCTTCTAGGACATTTGTCCTACAATGTATTCACTCACGTTTTATCTACCTATGGTTTAATACTATAACATAAATGTTACGAAAGTGTTACATTAATTAGAACATATGTTCTGTGAATATCTGTGGTGTATGCCAGAGAGAATGTCTGGTCTTACGTGCGTACGTGTACGTGTGTGCTTATGCGTATACGTACCTACGTGTGTGATGTGATGCAATCGGTTCCCTTAACTTTTTTTGGTTCCCTTAAGCTTCGGTTCCCTTAACTTTTTTTTCTTCTACTATCAAAGTCAAAGAAGTCATCATCATCAAAGTCAAAGATTCCCTTTGCTTCCATGTCCTTGATGGTTTGCTCTATCTTAGTTAGAGGTTTGTTTCTCCAAAATTGCTTCATACTAGGTAGTATTTGTACTATCTGGGCGAATCCTCTGTGCTTTATATCCGACTTCAAATGTTCAAATAACAGCGTTAGTTGTATCTCATGTATTCCTAGAAGTTCTTCTAGTTCCAATATCCTATCATATCTTTGTTTATTTACCTTCTGAAGCTTTGCTGTCTCTTCCTTTAGTATCTTTAATGTTCTTTCTAACTCGTCTTTAGTTGTCATCTGGTTCCCTTAACTTTTTAATTTTATTATATATTTATATCTCACTCCATGAACAGTAAAAGAATGTTTCAAATCTTTATATGCTTGATTCCCTATAAAATGTTTTACCACTTCTAAGTACATTCCTGCAAAGTTTTCTCCGTGATGGTCTGCATCGGTTCCATTGTAATTTATTACATGAGACATTTCATGACAAATGTAAGGAAGAGTTTTTAAAGAGGGGTAGGTAAAAGATATTTTATCTTGGGTAGCATATGTTATTTTATGCCCATCTTCTACAATTTCCGGAGGTTTTATTTCTGCCCACTGAGATATTTTGTACACTATATCTTCTACTTGTTCCCATGTCATTATTTGAGTATCACCCCAAAATAAAGAAGAATCCTCAGCTTTGTATACTTGGTTCCTTTGAAAATCTCTCACGTGTGTATTTGGTATATCCCCTATCCATCCTTTTTGCATTGATTCCTATTCTCCCATCTTCCCTTCCGTTAGTCCGTTCCAAGCCACTGTTTTACTTTTTTTATTCTAGCTAACCAAGCTAGAACCAATCCAAAGGATATGGTTCCAAGCATCAGTACGAAGAAATTTACTTCTGTATATCTTCCTAGTCCTACCAGTATAGCATCTTCTATAAAATGTAAAAGGCTTACTATAACTGTAATTGAACCAAATTTCTTCACTAAGTACCCCTGTATTCCTTTGTAATATTTTTCACTTTTGACTATAATAGTCATGGGTGCGAGGGCTATTTATAGTTGTCGTACCCACCATAAGTTCTTGAGTCACCATAACCACTGATTCCAATAGTCTTTAGTACATCATTAAACCCATTGTGGTCACCCATGATAGTTCTCATCTCGTTATCTATGAGGGCATCCTTCTTCTCAAGCTCGGCTAATTGGTCATCCAGCTTCTCAGCTAGTTCCACAACCCTTCTAGTTGCTTCCATGTGCTGTGCCTGTAACTCTGAGATGTTCTTTACATTCTCTTCTACAGTGCTGTCCAGCTGAGCCATATACCAAATGACTCCAAATGCTTGAGCTATAACGATTCCAATGATACCTATGGGTAGTTTTATCTTACTTATATCCATTTACTTTCCTATTCTAAGTCCTCTAATTACATAGTATTCCAATGCTTCCTTTGTAACAAATAATCCTGCAATTGCAGAAGCAGTAAGTACTAAGGGCTTTACGAGTTTTTTCTTGTCCATATCAGTCCTCTAATTTATTTTTTTACCTTATCCCAAACAATTCTTGCTAGTCCTACAACACCAACTACGATTGATGTCCAAGATAGTATTTGAACTGTCATTATATCTTCCCCTAAACCATGACGTGATAAGTCTGCCATGATACCTCCAAACAATATTAAAGGTATTGGAAAGTATTGTTTTAGTATATTCATTATTATTTTCCTCGTAGCTTTTTTATATTGTTATAGTAATAAGCATTGTGGTTCTTCATCGCTATAGTATTATGTTTCATAAGACAATCCATACACCAATCAGTTCCTTTTATTTGGAACTCTTTTATGGATTCTTTTTCCTCACATATTATACATGCTTCCATTATCGAATAGATGCATCGAGTTGGTCTAACTGCTTTTCTAGATACTCTAGGGTAACCCCTATGGTATCCAAGTTACCTCTAACTTCTATTAATCCAGTTACACCAGAAGCTTCTTGGGTTTCGACAAGTGCTGCTTCCAACCTCTCAATGTCTTCTTGCATGTTAGATATGTTATTCTGTAGTGTCAAGAACGCCCCAATTGCTGTTACTAGCATCGAAAGTCCAAACACTACCATACCCATACTTATGTTGTGTGTACTATTTCCTATCTTTATTTCCATTATTTTCTCCATTGTTCCAACCACTAATAAATGTATAAGGAACCATTATTATATTATACTAATTATTTCTTATTCTCCGATTTCATTCCAAACACAGAGCCAGTAAGTAAGGCTCCAAAGCCAATATGAAATATACCTCCGTTAGTTAGAGTGAAAGGTTCGTGTCGATTGACACCTTGTGACGCTATCTTTAGATACTCTAGTCGTACCATTGTATCGTCTAGCTCTGAAAGCCGTTCTAAGTAGTCGGCTGGGTTTGGTCTAGTTAATCCTATGTATGATGGAACTATCACAAAATCAAAGAGGCAGATAACCACATATGTAATAAGGGCTGTCCACCTCCAATAATTTGTCATAATTCTTTTTAGTCTGATTCTGGTATAGTTATGCTTTCTATAGCTTTGATAGAAACTTTAGAGAACTCTTTTATCTCTTTTGTTATGGCTTGTTTCTCTGAATTAGTTACCTTGCCATCTTTTAGGGCAATACTAAGTGCTTGTATAATATCCATTCCTTCATCCACAATCTTTTTACCATCATCAGCTAAACCTTTATTTAGATTGTAGAAGGTCATTCCTAAGCTTATTATTTTCATTGGGTTCATTTTGTCCTCCTTAGACTCCACACCCGCAGTTCCCACCGCAGGGGCATCCTTGCATTTCGAGCTGTATGTCGCATCCTTCACACTCGCACTCACAGAAACATTCGAGAGGTTCGCAAGAACACTCCCCAGCTTCTATACAAGAACAAGATTCCATGTCTACCATTACTCACTCTCCAACACTTTCATGCCAAGGGCTATGATGCCCCCAACACATCCAGTAGCTATTTCATTGTATTCATATACAACACCAATAGATGATAATATTCCTAGCACTACTATGGCTAAAAATATCTGTGGTCTTAGTTTTCCAAACATAAGCTTCTCTCCTATATCCTACGATTCCTTGCATGAAATGTGTCTTTGATATGTTCGGCTTGTTTAAATCCTTTTAATGCTTCGTTCATCTCAGCATCGTCTAGCATATCTTCCCACTTGTGTAACCACTCAAATACATTGAATCGTGTCAATTTTATTTTACCTCGCCTATAATTTGTATCAGCAACTATCTGTTGCCCTACTTATTATACAAACAAAGTAAAATAATTTTGTTACTTTTTTGTTACGCAGTTCCGTATGCTACAACTCTAATGTACACTGCAGACAAGTTAGTAGTGTTAGCTACTTCGTCTAGTGCAGCACCATCAGCTCCAGCTTCATATACTTCAACTTTTTCGTTACTGTAGTCGTATTGAGCTACATATCCTGAAGTCTCAGTATCAATCATAATAGCGTGTATTGCTGTAAAGCCAAGGTCTCCAGCTGTTAATGCTTCTCCACCAGTTGGGTAAGAACTATCAAATTGTATTCTTTTGATAGTGAACTTACTAGGTGTTCCTCCAGCAATAGCAGCTCCTTCACTAGCAGCTCCCGGTGTTGTTATTGTTAATGCCATATTTAGTTTCCTCCTTAAATACTAAGATAGATTTCCTATCTATTTATTATACTAGAATTAAGTTATTTTCTTTTGATAGCTTCGGCTATCTCATCTCTCTTCTTCTGTCCGGGACTATCTTCATCGAAATTCTTATATCCCATCTTCTTCGCCTGTGCTGTAGCAACCGCAAACGGACTATCTACAGCCTCTAGTCTAAAAAATCCGCTACCTTCTCTATGGTTCCCTTGTAATCAGATGATTTTTGAAAACACATCTCACAAGGACAACTTGATTTATACATATGTTTAGCATCCTGTGCCATCCAATTGAAAAGGTCATCTACTGATTTTGACAAAGATACCTGAATTTCTCCCGAATTTTGTGACCCAGAAGTTTTCATTCTTTGCCCCGCTATGAACGAAAGTAAATTATTGAACCCTTCTGTTGTGTTTAGTTTAGATACTGGAGTCTCTGAAGAGTTTCCACCCTCAATAACTCCCCGCTTTGTGTACTTCCCTAGTTGGGGTTTAGTCAAAGCTTCATCATAATGCCTTACTCCTAAATTACTTCCAGCTTCGTTTACAGCCCATGGAACATATTTATGTCCAAAAGGTGATGGGTCATCTTCTATTACAGGTGTATACCTAGCATTCTCAGGTTCAAGTTCAGTTGGAAACCCATACCTATCTAACAACCTATGATGTTCATCTTGCCGTGCTTGAGTATTATACAAAGTTGGAAATTGTTTATTATCAATATCCTCTTTCTGCATAAAATTCATAAATGATTTCATAAAATCTATTTCATTGTTTTCTTTCATAACTAGTTCAACCCCCTTTTCAAAGCCGTTTCCGTTGTGTGTGTTTTCACTGTGTTTAGAACACCAGTAATCTGATTCTATTGTCCCTGTTACAATTGAACAGCTTTCGTCTTCTTTATTAAAGAACTCACATGTGCCGCAATTGAATCCTGCTTCTAACTGTCCGTCAGTTGCCTTTTGATAATTTACATCTTCGGGGTCTAATTTTTCCTGAACATGTTCTTCATCGTCATCTTTATCTTCTTTGACTAAACAACTACCATCTATACATGTAGAAGTAGGAGCTTCATCTGACTTTATAATGTCAAAAGACGCTGCTTGGTTAACACCCTTCTCACAAACGGTAACCTCAGCAAGTTCTAATTCATCTACTTGCATTACATCTTGTAATCCTTTTTGTATATTTTGTGTCTTCAAAGCACTTCCAGCTATACTATAGCTTTTTAATTTACCACTACCTATTTGTTCAGCTACCTTTTTAGCAATCTTAGTATCATTTCTAAGTTCTGTTATGAAGAATAACCCATCCCCATTTACTCCAGATTTGAATATTTGACCACTCTTACTTATATATGCTGGTAATGCCCACCCCACTTGAACGTCAGAGTGTAATACCATAGCATTTCTCGTTCTAAAGTTTGCCATGTATTTATCAAAAGCTTTATCCAAGGCATTTGTTGTGATAAGATGTCCTTCTCTATCAACCATTTCAATTGATGCTGGTCCCCCTATCACTAAGTGGTCATCATCAGATACACCCATTTTCTTTAATTCTTTAGAATATTTTGTGTTGTCAGGGTATGCCCTAGATAATGTGAGTATCTCTGCAGGAGATGCTATACCAGCTTTATAAAGTCTGGTGTATTCATCTAAAGCTCCAGAAATATCGTTTATAGCTACTTTCCCATTAACTGCTTTCTCTAAGAATACTACCGTACCTTCCCCAGAGTCTAATAAGTTATTAGCTAAGTTTAGAGGTGTGTCCCAGTTATCTGGGCTAGGAATAGTTCCTATATCAGTTGCTACATATTTTATGTCTTCAGTTGTCATATTAGTCAGCTATCCCCCAAATAACTCCAGTAAGTGTCGGAGTATTTTGGGCTGCTATCATTGATATCTTTCCTCTAAAGTCTAAAGGCAATTCACAATTAAAGGTGTCACCACCATAAATAGGAATACCATTAGCAGAGGTTGCTGTTTTGTCGAATGCTAAATAAATAATATCTGCGGCTGTTCCAGAACGATTCGTAAATTGAACACCTCTGATTACAGACATTGTTGGCTTCTTGATTGATGTAGATAAATTTGTAGTACCTGTCCACTCATAAAGATTACCTTCAGCACTTGTCTGGTTACCATCTAGGTAAGTTGAAACGGCTGTAGTGTCTTCTCTAACCTCAAACATAATCTTATCTATGTAGAAGTTAATGTTGTGGTTAGCTGGTGTAACTACATATAATCTATATGCAGCTGCATCTGTGTTTGCAGGTATTGTATATGAAGTGGTTATCCTTGTCCAACTAGTAGCCAAGTCAGAACTCCCAGAAGAAGCTAACTCTGTACCAGATGAATCTGTAATATTGATTTCTACTGTTCCTGAAGCAGAAGCACCTCTGTGTTCACATTGAACTGTTATATGTTGAGGGTTTACACTTCTTGCAATCTTTGGGGATTCCCAATAAAATCCTTCACCCGCTGCTGAGTTAGCAGGGTTTACCAAAAGAGACGCAGCTCCTTCAGCTTGTTGCCCAGTATCTCTTGCAATTGCAGAACCAGTTGCTGTATACATTGATACAGTGCTTCCTTCTATTCCCGGATTTGTTACCCAGTTGGTTGCTTTTTCTCCACCATTTGCTACTATAGAATATACATCTTCTGCAGTGGTACTTGCAGCATTTGAGATTGCTACGTATCTATTAACCGGATGTACTGACTGTCTAGTAGAACTATCTATGTCCCACTCTCTGTAATCCGTGTGTCTTTCATTAGCCATTTATAAATTCTCCTATTTATTAAAAGTTACGATAGCTAAAAAGCTACCCATTACGGCAGTTGTATGTACAACAAGTATTCCTAGGGCTGCTAGTATACTTTTTGCTCCGTACATTTTGCTACGCCATTGAGAGATATCATCGACTTTGGTTTCTACCTTTTCTAAATTTTTAGAAAGGTTTTCATTGAGGGCGTTCTGACTTGATATATAAGAATCTAATCGTTCCATATAAACTGCTAAATTCACTTGTGTGTCCTTGTTGGGCACTTATCAGTCCTCACAAAATGTTGTTTATAAATTAGCAGGGGGACCGAAGCCCCCCCGCAAGTATCATCACTAAACTTATGAGTTTAGGTCAGCTATTTTTGATTGTACAAAAATGTTGTTACATCGCATCTCAGCCATAGTGTAGAGTAATCCTCTAACAACTAGTGCATTTGCTGCGAAGTAATCTCTGTTCTCTACGTACTGTGTAGGTTGAGCAACAGCGATTTCTAGGTAATCAGTATCCAAAACGTACACGTTTGAACCAAGAACTGCATCAGCTGTTGATACAGACTTAGGTGTGTCAGCGTCTGGGATAATTGGGATACCTTGATAAGTAGCCAATACTAGTCCAGTTCTTGTACCCGGGAAAGTCTTTTCAGACCCTACACCAACTTGGTACTCTTCCTGTCCTAAGTATCTTTGGTTACTGTTTAGCAATCTTTCTAAGTTGAAGTATTGGTCGTGTCCCAAAAGGATTAGTTTTGGTTCTCCACCATTCTCTCTTATTTTTTGGATTGCTGTGTCTAGTAAGTTTAGACTTAGAGCTCTTCCTGTTCCTGAGTTGTAAGAAACAGAAGCACCTGCGTTCCAAGCACCTGCTGTTCTACCACCTAGAGTTAGGTCGTAAGCTCTTGTTCTAGCTTCACCACCACCAACTGCAGCACCATCTTCTGAAATAATATCATCGATAGATGTTAAACCTGCTCTGTTGTAAATGTAAGCTACGTCACCATCAGCGAATGTAGTACCTGAAGCAACTGTAACCGCACCAGTAGATGTGTTTACAGCGGAAACAACTGAACCAGAAGTTCTGTCGTGTCCTGTAGCAGAGACATCATATTGTCCTACTGCATCACCAATCTTAAAGTTCTTAGCAATTGCTGCTGGAACTGTGAATGATGTTGCTCCACCAGCAGAAGTCAAGTAAGCTGAACCTGCTAGTAACTCTTCGTTCATTTCTTTGATGTGGTCTAACTGAGCGTTTTCGTTTTCCAACGCAAGAACATCCCCAACACCACCTTCTAGTTGTGCTGTGAATACTGATTTCACTGAAGCACCGAATGTGGTTGATACTATTCTAGGCAAGCTAGATACAGTAGCAATGTTGGAAACGTCAACTGTTGGTAAACTTCCAGTTTCAGTTACTGGTCTTGAACGGCTAGAACCTCTGTCAGTTCTTACCCTCCAACCAGCTGTGTTACCCCAGACTACTCTTGGGATAGCATTGAAGAATCTAGTTTGGTTGTTTAGTGCTTGCCAAACTTTTCTTCCATATGTTGTGTTGAATATTCCTGTAGCAGAGTCTACTGTAAAGTAAGATTGTTTCTGAAGGTATTCTGGACCGAATACAGACTGATACAGACCTCTTTGAGACTGTGCAAGATATTCACTTAAACTTGGGTTTGCCATGTTTATAATCTCCTATAGTTTGTTTTGATTAACCTAATAGTTCTCTAGGAACACCGTCAGTGTTTCCAGTTTCTATTTGGTGTTGCATTCTTCTTAATTCAGAATAAGAAAGTTCAGCTAGTTGAGCTGGTGTGTCTTCAATAGCAGTTGATTTTTGAATAGGTGTAGAACCATCTACTCCTAGTCCATTAACTACTTTTGGAGCTTGCAATCCAGTTTCTTCCCTGAAGCCCATTTTTCTTAGTCTGTTTTCAGATTCTGTTTGGACTGCTTTGGAAATACTAGCTTCTGTGTCAGCAAGTTGCTTCTTCAAAGAGTCTAGTTGCTTTTGCATTTTTTC